CCTGGTCGCAGTACATGCCCTCATAGTCGATCACGATAAGATCGGTACCGTCCACCTGCCCCACCTTCCAGTCGGTAATGTTACCCATGCCGTCGTTGATGGCCTTCACTACCATCGCGACATGGTCACGGGGCGTGGCCGTCAATGTAAACAGGGGATTGGTGTCGCCGTCCGTTGTCTCCAGCACAAGAAAACGCCTGATCAGGCTCTCGATACCGTACAGCTTCAGGTTATACTCCCACTCGCTACCGCTTTTCTCTTTCGGGGTGTACCGCTCCGTCATCCAGTACCGCTCGCCCATGTAGTCCGTGAAGTCGCCTACATCAAGAGGGATATGGGCATAATGCGTGAAGGAGAGCGCCAGCACGTTGTCGCCCTGCACCTCCTTGCTCTGCGTCGAACTGTCACTTGCGGCCACATCCGCACGCTTGGCCCCGGCTTTATCGTATATCGTTAAAAGCATATTCGAATCGTCTTTGAATGGTTATATAATCGGTACCGGCTCGCGGAACTTCACCTTGAATTTCCCGGCGTGGACCCCTTCCTTCCACAAATAGGTCAGCGGGGTGAACTTCGGGCTGTCCGTGTATTTCACGTGCAGTGCCAGATCAAGCTGGGGAAACGCGATGTCGAGCCACCCGTCCTTCCCTTTCTTCAGAAAATTGATGAACGCGAAGTATTTCCGCAGCCATCCCGCCTTTGTCTTGTTATACAGTGCGAAGTGCAGCGTCACGTCACGCGCCTCGTTCCTCGGGGTAAGGACCGCGCTGTATTTCTCCCCGTCCTCCTCCCGTATGTCCACGGCCGTCTCCTTCTTCGTCTTGCTCGGGGTCAGGATCGCCGAGAGGTTATCCATGCCACCGCGCCGGTCCTCCACCAGAAACACGCCATATTCCGTCCAGATGTCCGTGCCGTTCACCAGTACCAGCCCGCCCAATATATCTGCCATGTCATTTCACTTTTAGTCCGTCACGTATCATTTTCCTTATCTCGTCCTTTATCTCGCCCAGGTGGCCGGCACTTACGCCCGTATTCTCGGCGATCCGTGCCAGGTGGCCCTCGGCCGTGTCCATCTTTTCCGACACGCTCTCCAGCCGGTCGTCCATACTGCTCCAGTGCTGCAACCCATTGGTGAACATCCCCTCCAGCTTCGTGCCCTGGTCATACGTCATGGCCGTGTAGCCACCCGCTTTCGCGCTCTGGCTCGTACCACCTTGCTGCGTCTTGTCATAACCGGTGGCTGCCGCCAGTTTGTCGCGCAGGTCCACCGCCTCTTCCACATACTGCAAGTATTCGTCGGCCAAAGCCTTCCGTTCCGCTTCCGTCAGGTCGTTGTCTTCCATCGCCTTGCCGAACCGTTCCCACCAGCCCTTCAACTTCTCGCTGTACATCTCCCCTATCTTGTTGCTCAGCATCGCCCGCATGAAATATTCCGAGATATCATCGGCCGCCTCCTTCGCGCCATACTTCATGTCCATCAGGTTATCGATAAAGCTGCCGTACATGCCATCGAACGAAATGCCGGTAAGCCCTTCGTACAGCCGGTCGGTCAGTTCCTCCAGCTTTCCGGCCTGGTCTATGTAGTCATCCAGTTTCTCGGTAAGCCGCCCGCCGTAACCGCCCTTGCCCGTGTCCTGTATCTGTGTCCACATGTCCACGTTGCTTCTGAGGGCCTTCATCTCCTCCGGACTCAGGCTCCACAGACTGCCGTCCCACTGGCGGCCGATCTGTCCGCTCAGCTTGTCTATCTGTGCCTGGGAAAAACCATCCCAATAATAATTCCAGGAGCGGTGGCTGCCGTGGTAACCGGCCTGCGCCATCGCCATCTGAAGGTAGTTCGAATCCGTCTCTTGCTGCATCCGGTAAGCATCGCGGTAAGCAGCTACGGATTTGGTACCCTTGCTCTGTTTGATAGTGTCGGTCAAGTCCTCAATAGAAGTCTGAAGCATTTCGTTCCGGCTGGTCAGCCGGTCCATCGTGGCCTGCACCTCTTTCGCGTTACTTCCGTTCCAGTTGATGGTGCCGCCTAAACTGAACAATGTCTTCACCGCGCCGCTTACCGCCTTGACACCGCCGGTAATGACGCTCATCGGTTTGGTCAGGTCGATGCTTTCCAGGCCGTCCAGCGTCTGCCCCAAACCTTCCAGGTATTCGCCCATCCATTCCGGCGGATCGATACCGAACTGTTCCACCAGTCCCAGCAGGTCTTCTGCCGCTCCCACGTATTCCTTCACCTGCCCCACGCTGCCGTGCAGGGCGTCCGTAGCCTCGGCCAGTGCCCCCTGCCTCGCGTTTCGGGCGGCATCCAACGCGGCCCGGGCGTTCTTCTGCTCGGCTTCAGTCCCTTCTTCCACGGCCTTGTTATAGGCTTCCTGGGCCTCCTTGACGGATAAGGTCGTGGATTTTACCCGCGACAAGGATGATTCCAATGCCGCAAAGGGATTGCGCTCGCTAAGTTTCCTGTCGATGGCGTCAATGGCACGCACCAGGTCTTTCAGGCTGTCCGGCTGCAAGTCCTTCTGGGTATCGATATATTCCTTCAGACGGGTACGGAGGGATTGGAGGCTTTCGGAGGATACCTTGTCGAGGTCCCCGAATACGGCTTCCCAATTCAATCCGTCCTTCAATTCCTTCAGATCAAGACCGGCCATCTTTTCCTTCAGTTCTTCCTGAAGTGTTTTCCGACCGCCTTCCGTGGTAGCTTCCGCGATACGTTTTTCATACTCCTTGGTAATGGCCAGTTTCTTTTCTTCATAGCTCCCATATTCCGCCAGGTAATCACGCATGGCCTGGGCTTCTTTTTCCCTCTCATCTTCAAAAATGGCGGCAAGAGCCGCGCTCCGGTTCTTATCGTTGGAGTCGCGTGCGCCGGCAAGGGCATCCCTCTGACCGGGAGTCAGGCCATTGCCACCGGTGGAAACACCGGCTTCCTTGTTTTCACGTTTCCATTCGGCTTCCTGACGGGCTATTTCTTCTTTTCTCTTGTTATAGTCGTATTCGATCTGTGCCAGTTTCTTTTCAGTGCCGTCTTTCATCCGGTCTATCTCCTCTTTCCGATTCTCGGCCTGGAGTGCGGCAAGTTCCTGCGCCAGCCTACGCTCTGTAGCCATACGCTGCCTGGCTTCCGTTTCCGTTTTTTTACCGGACTGTTTAGGATCGGAGTGTCCGCCGATATTTCCCTTCCTGGCGGCTTCGGCGGCTTTCCTCGTTTCCTCCTCCGCCTTCTTCAGATAACCGTCACGCTTGTTCTCCGCATTTTTCAGCAGGATATCATAAGCCTCCTGATCATGTTTTCGGATAGCCTCCTGCGCGTCATACACCTGGCCGACTTCCGCCATATTGCTTTGTATCAAATACTGCCCTATCTTTCCGAAGAATCCCATAGCACTTTCAGCCTCTTCCGGTTTCTGGGCCTTGATCTTGTTTACTTCTTCGTCAGCTTCGGCCGCCTTGCTGACCAGATTCTGGACGTTGGCCTGATGAAGCAAGACCTGCACGTAGTCCTCGCTCTTTTGGGTAAGGGTATCGTACCACTCGGAAAGGGTTTTATAATAACCGAAACTTTCCCCGTATTTGCGGTTCAGTTCCTCCACCTTCGCCTTTTCCTGCTCCTTGCTGCCGGTGAAGTCCTTTATTTCACCGATAACCGATTTCAGCTCAAAGCGGGTACGCACCATCTGGGCGCGGCCGTCCTTCTCTATCTCGGTCATTTCCTTCAACGAGATGTTGAATTCGTCCACGCCTTTCTTGGCGCTGAACAAATCCTTCGTCCACTCCACGATCTCGTCACCGTACATCACAAGCAGCATGATGCCGGTCGTAAGGGCCGTCTGCCAGGAAAAAAGAGAAGAGAGTCCCTGCTTCCATACCGGCGTGCCTTTCTGCCCCGACTTCCGCAGCTCGTCGTATTCCTTACGGGCACGGGCCAGCTCATCGGTGAATATCGGCAGGTTGTTACTGATGGCCAGAAAGAACATCTGCGGTCCCATAGCCAACGAGGGCATTTCACGGGCGATCTGCTGGATACTGTTGTGCAAGCCGTTAAACTGGCGCTGCGCGTTAGGCATGTCTGAAGGCGTGACCTGTACGGTTTCCGATTCCGCCTGAAGCTGTCTCAACTTGCCACGCAATTCCTCAAGCTGCTTTTCCAGCGCGTGGATCTGGGCGATGTTGG